TGCGAGCATTTTGGCGAACGACCAGATATAGTTGAATATATTTATGAAGATTATTGGAGTAAAAATGGTTGAAATAGGAATACCAATTTATAAAGCGCGTGAGACTCTACCAGCTACTTTAGATTCCTTGGTTGCATAGACTTATAAAGAGTTTGTAGTAACATTTTCTATAGATGGTGACGGAGAGGATTATAGTGATATAATTAATACTTATAGGGCGCGCGGACTTAAAATTAGAGTACTAAATTCAGTAACTAACTACGGAGCTGGTATGGCACGGCAATCTATACTTAGTAATACTATATGTGATTATATAATGTTTATAGATGCTGATGATATACTTATGCCGCGCGCTATAGAGGTTTTATATACAAACGCGCAAGCTCATAATTATGATATAGTTCAAGGAAGTTTTATTAAAGAATTTAAAGATAAAGAAGATATAATAATGTCTTCTACAGGTAATATATTAACTTGGTTTCATGGTAAAATTTATAAAGTAGGATATTTGCGCGATAAAAAGATTACATTTCTCCCAGGTTTGCGCATTGATGAAGATGCATATTTCAACGCAGTAGCTTGGAACTCTACAGATAATAAAGGTTTGATTGAAGAAGTTGTATATCTTTGGAGAGATAATAAAAATTCTATAACACGTTCTTTGCCAGATAAAGAATACTTTATTAAAACTCATAATAATTATATTTATGGGCAAGTACAAGCTTTAATAAAATTACACGAGATAAATGAAACAGTAAATCAAACCTTTATTACTAATACTTTAATAAATATTTATTATTTTTATATGCGTGCGCGTTTTTATAAATGTGATGAAGAAGAAATGGATAATATTATCTCTATTTTGAAAAAAGAAAAATGGATGCAATTATGGCTTGATAAAGGTGAAAATTGGGTAGATGTTATTCAAAATATAAAACCTGGGCAAGTATATGATGGTGAATATGTAATTTTTTATAAAGAAACATTTAATTTATGGGCCGCGCGCCTTCTACATGCGGATATAAAAGGAGAATAAAATGTATAGTAGTGGACTTAGAGTTGTAATTGTTAATGGTAGACCAAATTCAGGAAAAACCACTTTTGAAAATTTGTGTGCGAAAGTTGTTGGTAATGCATATTGTAATAAACGTTCTACTGTTGATAGGGTAAAAGAAATTGCAGCACAAGCTGGTTGGAATGGTGTTAAAGATGCTAAATCACGAAAAATGTTAAGTGATCTAAAAGATATTTTTACAGAATATAATGATATGCCTTTTAATGACATACTTGAATTTTTAGATAAATGGGAAGATGAACTTTCTCATTATAATGTTGGTTGTCATCCACATATTTTATTTGTTGATGATAGAGAACCAGAGCATATTGATAGATTAAAAAAAGAACTAAATGCAATTACTTTACTTATTAAGAGGCCAATTATTGATGATAAAGAAACTTCTAATCATGCAGATGAAGGGGTATTTGATTACGAATATGATTGGGTTATTAATAATAGTGGTAATTTAGAAGATTTGTATACACAAGCTAAAATGTTTGTAAATTCGATTTTTAGTTAATTTTATGATATAATTTATATATAAAATGATAAAGGAAGTATATAAATGAAAGGTTATGTTGCAGGAATTGATTGGATTAATGCGGAAGCAATGAAATACTGGAGTTTTACCGCGACGACTCCAGCAGAGAAACGCCATCAAGAAGCCCATAATATGGTATTTTCTGGTGACTACATAGGGGCATTAAAAGTAGATGGCTATTATGAGCGTCTTATTAAAGATGAAGATGGTAACTGCTTTATGGTTGCGCGCAGTAAAAATGTAAAAGGCGAAGCGACTGAAAAACTTGCGTGGGTGCCGCAGATTCATGATTTTATGGAAAGTTTGCCAAATGGAACTGTTTTGCTTTCTGAATGTTATCTGCCTGGGAATGAGGGAAGTCAGAAGATTACTGGGCTTCTTGGATGTTTGAAAGATAGATGTATCGAACGACAGGAGAAAGGCCAGAAGCTTCATTTCTATATTTTTGATGTGATGGCTTGGGCTGGAAGTGATTTTACTAAGATTCCTTTTGAGCAGCGAGTTAATTTTCTTAATGATATTCCATATGGTTATCCTAATGAGTATATTGAATGGGCTACGTATTATGAAGGCGAAGAACTTTGGAATCATCTTCAAGATTATCTTGCTTCCGGCCGCGAAGGTATGGTTATTATGCGTAAAGATGCTCCAGTATATTTTAAACGGACGCCAGCGCGCATAAGTCTTAAAATTAAGAAAGAGCTTCGAGAATCTATTGATTGTTTTTTTACTGGCAAGGCGGCCGCGCCTACAAAGTATTATACTGGTAAAGAAATTGAATCTTGGAAATATTGGATTAATGAGACAACCGGAGAAACTCTCCCTGAAGGAAACCATTATTATGAATCTTCTATTGAAGGAAAACCTTATTCTGCTGTGACAAAGCCTTTTTACTATCACTGGGCTGGTAGCTTGGAAATTGGTTTGATGGATGGAGATAAGGAAGTTTCACTTGGTTATATCAGTGGGCTTACTGATGAAGTTAAAGCAAATTATAAAGATTATATTCATCGAGTAATTGAAGTTGGAGCTATGCAGCTGACTCCAGATGGAGATAGGCTTCGTCATGGTAAAATGCTTGGATGGCGGCCAGATAAGCCTTGGCGCGAATGTAGTATTGAACAAATTAGAAAAATGTAAGGAGATATAATATGGATATTGTTTTAAAATTTGATTATGGTGACACTGTAAAAGATACATTAACTGGATATACCGGAAAAATTACTGGCTTTGGTTTTTATTGGGGTTTTAGACCAGATTATTATTGTGTTGAAAACGTTGATAATACTGGTAGGCCAATTGAAGAATGGATTATTGAAGATAGATTAAAAAAGGTTTAATTTTCAAAAAATTATATTTTTATCATTTTTATCCTTACTTTAAATTAGCAAAGATATTTTTATTATGAGGTGTAAAAAAATGGATAAACCTTTTAAAATTTAGAGTGGCAATAGTTCAAATAATAATCAATCTATTTGGTATGCAGAAACAAATGCTCAAGCACAGTAGATTGTTGACGAACCAGGAACTGTAATTATAATTAATGAAACTAATAATTTTCATATTGTCATGATGCAAGAATCTGGTAATTTAAATCAAATATAATAGGTGAATAAATATGGATATTTTTGGATTAATTGCTCTTGCAAAGTCCTAGAATGGAAGCGCCGGTAAAGTTTTTCATTTTAAAGGTGTAAAATCAACAACTAATTTGCTTCCAATCTAGGGTGGAGAAGGCGATGTTTATAAAGTAGAAGAAAATAATACTTATTTTGCATGGAACGGTGAAGGTTGGGTGGACATAGGACAGCTCTTGTCAATGAACGATGTTGCCGCGCTGTTCGACCAGGTAGAGGACGCAGGAGACGCGCAGGTTGCACGGATTGTGGCGAAAGGGCAAGAGGTTGAGAAAAGCATACCGGAAGATTATAGCGAACTGAGCGGAGACGTTGATGAGTTAAAGAGCGCTTTAAGTGAATCAACTATCATATATGTCACGAAAGAAACCCAATATACAGGAAGAATTGCTTATCCCGTAGTACAAAGCGAGTGGTTATATCTAAGCACTACAACATTATCTGGAATTAGATGCGCTTGCTATGCACTTGAAGCTGGCAAAACATATAAGATAAACTATAAAACGCAAAGCAATTTACTGTATGGCTGGGCCACTTGTGATACTTATGTTGATGATCCTCAGACTACTCCTCACCATTCGGTAGGCCAATATATTGACTGCCAAATAGATACAGCGCAAACATATGGAAAACATGAAATCAGCTATACACCTCGCACTAATTGTTATCTGTATCTTAATATTGCAGCGGACGAGGAATTGAATCCTGATAATGCTGTATCTTATGAGGCCGAAGGAATAAGCGTATATACTAAGTCAGAAGTAGATGCACTTATTTCCCAATCCGAAAGTAAAATGGACGTAAGCAAGGGCGTTTATTTTGATGGAACAGCATATCACCATTTTGTGAAAAATGCAGATAATACCTATATTGTGCAGAAGTTTGAGCGTGAATTTGG